TATTCTAATGCATATTGTTTATATTTCGCATGATTTTTGGTAATGACCTTGCACTTGTTATTACTTTTTGGTATATATACACCTACGGTTAATAACCTGCGAACATAATATGACGATTAAGCTAGAGCCAGATACTGGAATCCCGGTGTATGACGATGATCCTGCTGTGGATTTATCTATGCGTGCGCGTGCGGCTACGGTAACGGCAAAAGAATTAGAGAAGGAAGGTTTAGACTTGACTCCGACGGCTGAAGATGAGGCTGTTGCTAGTGCGTTGGCAATATCGTTTGCGGAAGATCCTGAGAAAACATCTAAAAAAGCTACTAAATCGCGTGTTGCGGAGCTAACTCCTGCCTCTTTGGTACTCACAAGCAGTATTTTGAGTGAATTTGGCCGTTCTGTGGTTGAATCTGCTATATCTGTTCGGCATTTAATAACAAACAAGTTGATTTTAGAGACAGAACACCCTGATGCTAAGGTAAGGTTACGTGCATTGGAGTTATTGGGTAAGATTTCTGATGTAGGATTGTTTGCAGAGAAGTCAGAAGTTACGGTTACACATCAATCAACCGACGATTTGAAGCAAAACTTGCGTAAAAAGCTAGAAAAACTCGTAAATCCACCTGAAGTTGATGGCGACGAAGTCGTAATCGACGCGGAGCTGGTAGATGAGTGATTTCACCCCCGAAGAAGTCCAAAAAATGTTGGACAACTTGGATAATTTTAGTGATGCAGAGGTCACTGAGATAGAAAAGATGGTGGATGAGCTAGATGCGCGGCGTAAAAACAAGGTTGCGTACGATGATTTGATAGAATTTTGCAAAAGAATGATGCCGGACTTCATTGTGGGTAAGCATCACCGCATTTTGGCTAGTATGTTGATGGATATTGAGAAAGGAGCTAAGGATCGGGCATGTGTAAACATCCCACCTAGGCATGGTAAGTCTCAATTAGTGTCTATTTTCTTCCCAGCATGGTATTTAGGTCGAAATCCGGACAAAAAAGTGATGATGGTGTCGCATACGACTGATTTAGCGGTAGATTTTGGTCGAAAAGTGCGTAATTTGCTTGGTTTACAGGACTATAAGGACATATTTCCTACTGTAAAGCTAGCTACGGATTCTAAGTCTGCGGGGCGTTGGAACACTAGTGTAGGTGGAGAATACTACGCATGTGGTGTAGGTTCGGCACTAGCGGGTCGTGGTGCGCACTTATTACTAGTAGATGACCCCCATTCTGAGCAAGATGTTATTAATGGTAACTTTAGTGTGTTTGAGAAGGCGTATGAGTGGTTTACGTTTGGTGCTCGTACACGTTTGATGCCCGGTGGTAGTGTAGCTATTATTCAGACTAGATGGCACATGGATGATTTGACGGGTCGTGTAGTTAAAGATATGAGTCAGAATGAGAAGTCTGACCAGTATGATGTTGTAGAGTTCCCAGCTATCGTTGAAATAGAGGATAAAGAAAGTGGAGAGCTTATAGAAAAGCCTTTATGGCCTGAGTTCTTTGATATGGCAGCTTTAGAACGTACAAAAGCGTCTATGCCGTTATTCCAGTGGAATGCACAGTATCAGCAGCAGCCGACAGCAGAAGAAGCGGCTATTGTAAAAAGAGAGTGGTGGCAGATATGGGAGAAAGAAAGTCCTCCTATGTGCGAGTATATCATCATGTCACTGGATTCTGCGGCGGAAAAACACAATAGGGCTGATTATACTGCGCTAACGACTTGGGGGGTATTCTTCAATGAGGAGACTAATGCCCATAACATCATACTACTTAATAGTATAAAGGATCGTTTTGAGTTCCCAGAGCTAAAAGAGTTAGCAATGGAGCAGTATAGTATGTGGGAGCCTGATGCGTTTATTGTGGAGAAAAAGAGTTCCGGTGTTGCGTTATACCAAGAAATGCGCCGTATGGGGCTTGTTATACAAGAATTTACCCCACATAGGGGGTCAGGTGATAAATTAGCACGTTTAAATTCTGTATCTGATATTATAGCTTCTGAGTTGGTATGGGTACCGCAAACTCGATGGGCTGAGGAAGTTGTTGAAGAGATTGCTGGGTTCCCGTTTATGAGTAACGATGATTTGGTGGATTCTACGGTTATGGCGTTAATGCGATTCCGTCAGGGTGGATTTATAAAATTGCCTACAGATGAGCCAGAAGAAACTAAATACTTCTCTAGAAGAAGTGTCGGATATTATTAGAGGTTAAAGATGGCTATTGAGAAAAGTTTACAGGCAGAAGCTCCTGAAGGTGAAAACCTTACAGAAGAAGCGTTAGAGATTGAGATCGTAGATCCTGAGATGGTTACGTTGGACAATGGTGACGTAGAGATTACTATTGTTCCGGGTGAAGAAGAAGAGGAAAGTGAGTTTGATGCCAATCTAGTTGATATGCTAGATGACAGAGAACAGCGAATACTGGCGGATGAGCTTATTGGGCTTGTTGAAGCCGATACAGAAAGCCGTAAAGAGTGGGCTGAGACTTACGTAAAAGGACTCGACATCCTTGGATTTAAGCAAGAAGAGCGCACAACTCCGTGGGAAGGCGCTTGTGGCGTACATTCCACTGTACTAGCTGAAGCAGCTATTCGTTTTCAAGCGGAAGCTATGTCTGAGACATTTCCTGCGGCAGGGCCTGTAAAGATAAAAATTCTAGGTAGCGAGACTCCAGAGAAAGAAGAAGCTGGAGAACGTGTTCGTGTAGACATGAATTACCAACTTACAGACAACATGGTTGAGTATCGTCCAGAGCATGAACGACTACTATACAGTCTAGGACTTGCAGGATCGGCGTTTAAGAAGGTTTATTTTGATCCTACTATGGGTAGACAGTGTGCATTGTTTGTGCCTGCAGAAGACGTTATCGTGCCTTATGGTGCTTCTAATATAGAGTCAGCAGAACGTGTTACCCATGTAATGCGAAAGACTAAAAACGAGCTACGTAGGCTTCAAGCCAATGGGTTTTACGCAGAAGTGGATATGGACGATCCTACCCCATACCATACAGATATTGCAGAACGTAAGGCAGAAGAAGGTGGTTACTCTTTAACTGACGATGATAGGTATACGTTATTTGAAATTCATGCTCATCTTATCATTGAGGGTATTGATGACGAAGACGATCTAGCTAAACCTTATGTAGTTACTATAGAACGTGGTACAGGTGAATTACTATCTATTAGACGTAATTATGAGGAAGATGATGAGCTAGAAATGAAGCGCCAGCATTTTGTACATTACTCTTACGTCCCCGGATTTGGCTTCTACGGCCTTGGACTGATACATATAATAGGTGGGTACGCTAAAGCAGGAACGTCGATTATACGGCAATTGGTGGACGCTGGTACGTTATCTAACCTTCCGGGCGGGTTAAAATCACGTGGTTTACGGATTAAAGGTGATGATTCTCCTATTGAGCCGGGCGAGTTTAAAGATGTAGATGTACCATCAGGCAGTATTCGTGAGAATATTATGCCTCTACCTTATAAAGAGCCTAGTCAGACTCTACTAGCGTTACTTAACCAGATTACTACAGAAGGTCGTAGGTTGGGTGCTATTGCGGATATGGATGTTTCTGATATGTCTGCGAACGCGCCAGTAGGTACTACACTAGCTTTATTAGAGCGTGCATTGAAGCCTATGGCAGCTGTACAGGCTCGCGTGCATTTTGCGATGAAGTTAGAGTTCCGTATGCTCAAAGAGATTATGGCTGAGTATGCGCCTGAAGAATATGCGTATGAGCCACATAGAGGTGAAGTAACAGCTATTAAGAAAGATTACGCAATGGTCGAAGTGATACCAGTAAGTGATCCTAATAGTACTACTATGGCGCAGCGTGTAGTTCAGTATCAGACTGTATTACAGATGTCACAGCAAGCTCCCCAGATATATAACCTGCCGCAGTTACACCGTCAGATGATTGAGGTGTTGGGTGTTAAGAACGCAGAGAAGTTGGTACCCACTAAGGAAGACGTTAAGTTAACAGACCCTATTAGTGAGAATATAAATGCGCTGGCAGGTACCCCTATAAAAGCGTTTATTTCACAAGACCATGAGGCGCATATAACGGCGCATACAGCGTTCTTGGAAGACCCTAAAGTAGCACAAGGCCTAGCTAAAAACCCGCAGGCTAAGGGCATTATGCAGGCCCTACAAGCACACATTGCGGAGCACGTAGCGTTTAGGTATAGAGCTGAAGTAGAGAAGAAGATTGGTGCAGCATTGCCGTATCCAAACGAAGAGCTACCACCAGAGATGGAAGTAGAAATTTCACGCCTAGCGGCAGCGGCGGGCCAACAAGTAGCTGACCAGAATAAGCAGCAACAAGCGCAGCAACAAGCGCAGCAACAAGCTAAAGATCCTATTATTCAGATGAAGCAACAGGAAGTTCAGATCAAGCAGCAAGAAGTGCAGCTTAAAGCACAGAAAGACCAACTTGAAGCGCAGATCA